TAGGATTGAGTGGAACATGAAGAGATGGAGGAATGAATTCCCATCCGCAGTTTTGCAGTTTCCGCTCAAAACACCACCAATTTTCTGGATTACTTCGTTTCCGGCAATCATAAGACTGCTGGACATGTTATGGTGCTCATTTAAGTGCTGTGTCCAAACTTCTTTAGGAGTACATACAGATGTGGAATTTCCGATAACGCAGAGTGACATTGCTTTTTGCAGAAGGTCACTTGCACGTCGATCCCATTTACTGTAATCAATCGTAAAATAAGAGTATTTGGAAAGGTCATTTTTCTTCTGGTAGGCTGCTCTTTCAAGCGAAGCCATCATCATGTGCCATCCACCGTAGAATTTAGTTGCGCCGATCTTTACATCGCCGCGATACGAGAGGACTTGACCTGATTCTCTATGGTGTGAGAAAATAGATCTGCCAGATTGAGAAGAGTCGAAACCTGCTGAGCCAAAAGTACGATATTTTGCTGAGCCAGCGAGAGCGTTCTTTTCTTGAATCCTTACATAATCATCGCGAATACCAAGTCGTCTGCTTGTAAGCGCTTGTTGGAATGAGGATCCGTAATATAACAACACATCTTTGACTTTACCAATAAAACTATAGGGAGAGCCTGCGGATTTGGTGGGACGCTTGATACATACGTCTGCTACATTTTCTTCTACAACGAACTTGCCATTTACTTTTGAAACAAGTTTAGTACGATTGTAGGCCAGATTAAAAAGAAGCATAAACTGGTAGAAAGGTATAGCGACTGAAACAAGTAGTCCGTACAATTTAATATTATCCTGCATATCAGAGGAACCACCAAAAGAGAATGCATAATTGTGATTACATCCTGTAGCATGGTTAGAATATGGAGGATTAAAATGAAGATCTCGTTTAGCTGCGAATTCAGAAAAGGGAATGTCGAGATTAGTCTCATTCACTGTACTGTTTCCGAGCGAGAATAGACGGGGTTCTACTAAATTACCTACTTTAAAACCGCTTCCAAAAGCTTCACCGTTAGGTATTACATTAGCCAACATAGTTGAACGTTCAGTGTAACCGGTGAGAGTATGAATGTCAGCGTCATCAGTAAGGTTTTCAAAGTCTTGCATGGGATTTCGTTTAGTGAGTAGGCCAAGAATTGGAGACCAAAACTGCCGGTTGTTTTCAATACATGCTGGAACAATATCATGTGCCTGCAAGTTGGTATCATATATAGAGCGCCAATAAAGGTTAGCTGCTTCAACGTGAATATGTTTTTCAATGTTTTCCCATCGCGCATAATCAAAAGTATTCATAGAAGAATTCTTTATCAAAAGTGGAACTGGGTACATCAAACCTATGTTATTAATAGCGAGGAAGTTGTAATAACTAATACGATATTTAAACAGGAACTTTGTGTGAGTAGCAGAGTACAAACAACGTTCACGCATAATGGCTTTAAATCTTTGAACATGTGAGAAGGATGTAACATAGTTAGATAGAAGTGTAGACTCATCAAGTAAGTCGCCAACATTATCAATAGCACCCTTATCAAATATAGGTCGTGAGAAATAAGATAGGCCGAGGAAAGAGTATGCACTGAATATTGCGAAAGTGAAAGGAGCAAGTGCATTTTCAATGGTGCAGGAACCTTCCTTATACTCTTCAAAGTCTAAGATACCATTCATATCAACATCGTCGGGTGTG